CCTTCAAAACGCACACGGGGCTCGCGCGTGACCCCCCTACCCAAAAAAGGAGGTGATATATGTGGCGAAAAATCGACAGTTGACCAAAGATGAACGGATTAAGAAAGAAGAACGCCGACTTAAACGAATCTACAAAAACATAGACAAAGATAACAAGGCAATTATTGAGGGGTTAATACAGCGGGCCGCATATATGAGGGTCACTCTGGAGGAATGGGAAAAAGACATCATGGAAAACGGCTGCACAGAGATGTTTACTCAATCACAGAACACTCCGCCTTACGAAAGAGAGCGACCAGTGGCCAGACTTTATAATACAATGAACAAAAACTACCAGAGCATCATCAAGCAGCTAAGTGATCTTGTGCCCAAGCCGGAACCCAAGCAAGAAGATGACGGATTCGAGGAGTTCGTGAACGGGAAATGAGTACAGCAAGAAAAATAATCTACCCAGATGACTATAACCCTATAATTGAGTATTGGAATTGGATTAAACGCAACCGCCGTCGTGTTTCAACCAAGGTTTACAAGGTTTATAAAGAGCTGGTGCGGATTATCAACGATGAAAACAGCGAATGGGAGTACGAACCTAAAAAAGCCAAACATGCAATTGGATTTATTGAAAACTATTGCCGTCATTCAAAAGGTAAAATGGGCGGTAAGCCTTTTATCTTGGAACTTTGGCAGAAAGCTCTTATAGCGGCTACTTTTGGCATAGTGCATAAGATAGACGGCACGCGCAAATATCAGGAAGTAATGCTCATGGTTGGGCGCAAGAACGGAAAATCCACCCTGGCAGCAGCTATCGGATTATACTTGCAGATTGCGGATGGTGAGCCTGGCGCTGAAGTTTATGCTTGCGCAACAAAAAAAGACCAAGCAAAGATAATTTGGCTTGAGGCAAAAAGAATGGTTAGAAAGTCGCCTGCACTGCGAAAGAGAATGAAAACTCTAGTAGCAGAAATAAACAGCGATTTCAACGATTCTTTTTTTAAACCTCTTGGTAGAGATTCAGATAGTCTAGATGGTCTAAACGTGCACGGGGCTTTGCTCGATGAAATTCATGCTTGGACAGACCAGAATCTATATGATGTCATTGTAGATGGTACTACAGCCAGGGAACAACCTTTGGTATTTATTACTACAACAGCTGGCACAGTAAGGGAATCTGTTTTTGATATTAAATATGATGAGGCAGAAAGAGTTATTAACGGGTATGAAGATTCTAATGGTTATAAAAATGAGCGATTTTTGCCGATTATTTACGAATTAGATAATAGAAAAGATTGGCGAGATGAAGAAGCGTGGTATCAAGCTAATCCGGGGCTAGGAACGATAAAACAAATAGACCAACTAATAAATAAGGTCAATAAGGCAAAAGCTAATCCCTTGCTAGTAAAAAACTTACTATGTAAGGATTTTAATATTCGAGAAACAACGACAGAGGCATGGCTAACATTTGAACAACTTAACAACACAGCCACTTATGATTTGAAAAAATTAAAACCCCGTTATGGAATAGGAGGCTCTGATTTATCATCTACTACAGATCTTACATGCGGCACTGTTTTATTCATGGTTCCTGGTGATGATACGATTTATGTAATACAAATGTATTTTCTACCAGAAGACCTTTTAGAAAAGAGAGTTGCGGAAGATAAAATACCTTACGATAAATGGAAAGATATGGGCTTGCTCAGGTCGGTTCCAGGTAACAAAATTCATTATGAACATGTTAAACAATGGTTCCTTGAAGTGCAGAATAAATATGACATTTATATTCCTTGGCATGGTTATGATAGTTGGAGTGCCGAATATTATGTTGAGGATATGAAGAAACATTTCGGTAAAGAAGGAATGGAACCTGTGATTCAAGGAAAAAAGACTTTATCAGGGCCCATGAGAAGATTAGGAAGTGATTTAGAGGCAAAGCGAATTAATTATAATAATAATCCTATCCTAAAGTGGTGTCTGAGCAATACCGCAGTTGACGTTGATAAGAATGATAATATACAGCCCGTTAAAACAAATAATCCAAGAAGAAGGATAGACGGCACTGTTAGTTTATTATGTGCTTACGTGACATTAGAGAGGCACTATGAGGATTACATGAGTCTTATTTAGAAGGAGGTGAAACCTTGGGGCTTTTCAATTTTTTCAGGCCTAAAAAAACCATAACGATATCGAAGTATAAATTGATCACAGATGAAGGAGACGGCTTTTATGCTTGGAATGGCAATCTCTATCAATCAGATATTGTAAGAGCAGCTATAAGGCCTAAAGCAAGAGCAATAGGAAAAGCAGTTGGTAAACACATAAGAGAAATAATAAGGCCTGACGGAACGAAGGAAATAAAAGTTAATCCTGAACCTTATATCAGGTTTTTACTCGAGGAACCTAATCCATATATGACAGGCCAGATGCTCCAGGAAAAATTAGCGACACAGTTAGAACTAAATAATAATGCTTTTGCATATATTAGCCGGGATGAGAATGGATATCCTATGGAAATATACCCCATAACGGCAATATCATGTGAAGCGTTGCAAGATGAGCAAGGGGAATTGTATTTAAGATTTGTTTTGAGAAACGGCAAAACTGTAACTTTTAGATATACTGACGTCATTCATTTAAGAAAAGATTTTAACAGCAATGAGATATTTGGAGAGTCACCAGCTAAAGCCTTGACGCCATTAATGGAAATAGTCAATACAACTGACCAAGGGATAGTAAAGGCTATAAAAAATTCTAATGTAATAAGGTGGTTGCTGAAATTCAATCAGGCGTTACGACCGGAAGACATTAAAAAACAGGCAAAAGATTTCGTGGATAGCTATTTAAATGTTGAGAGTGAAACAGTAGGAGTAGCGGCAACAGACGTAAAAGCGGAAGCACAACAAGTGGAGCTGAAAGACTATGTTCCAAATGCTGCACAAATGGATAGGACAACCAAAAGGATATACGCTTTCTTCAATACAAATGAAAGGATAGTGCATGGAATATATAACGAAGATGAATGGATCAGTTATTATGAGTCAAATATCGAGCCGGTTATTTTACAATTAAGCGGAGAATACACAAGAAAATTATTCTCAAGAAGGGAACGAGGTTTTGGGAACAAAATCATATTTGAAAGTTCTAATCTGACATTTGCAAGCATGAAAACGAAACTAGATTTAGTACAGTATGTAGATAGAGGAATTATGACACCAAACGAAGTAAGAGAAATACTACATTATGCACCAATCGAAGGAGGGGATACACCTATCAGAAGATTAGACACAAGACCTACGAATGAGTAAGGGGGTGAATAGATGGCAAAGAAAATTAACATTAAGGGTCCTATCGTTAGAGATAGTGATGCCTGGATATATGAATGGTTTGGAATTGAAGCAACGAGCCCTAAAAAAGTAAATGATTTGCTAGAAAAAGCTAACGGAGAAGATATCGAAGTAGAAATCAATTCAGGTGGTGGAAGCGTATTTGCCGGAAGTGAAATATATACGGCACTAAAATCTTATAAAGGAAATGTAACGGTAAAAATAGTGGGATTGGCCGCCAGTGCAGCAAGTGTAATTGCAATGGCGGGTAAAAAGGTAATTATGTCTCCAACGGCTCAAATCATGATTCATAATGTAAGGTCTACAGCAAGCGGAGATTATAGAGATATGGAGCATACAGCAGAAGTGCTGAAAAATGCAAATGACACTATAGCAAATGCATATAGGCTCAAAACAGGTAAAACGCAAGAAGAATTATTGGCCTTGATGGATAAAGAAACGTGGATGACGGCCGAAAGAGCCAAAGAATTAGGTTTCATTGATGAGATTATGTTTGAAGATGACATACAATTAGTAGCGAGCACAGATTTTTCAGGAATGTTGCCGCCACAGGTAATTAATAAAATAAGGAACCTTATTAAAAATCCGCATAATTCTCAAACAAAAGAGAATGAAGCGGATTTTTTAATGGTTAAATTAAACTATTTAAAACTGAAAGGAGATTTGAAAGATGAATAAAGAAAAATATTTAGAAATGCGAAATGCTCTCTTGAAAGAAATTGAGGGCCTAATTGAGGAAGGTAAAATCGAGGAGTCTAATGCGAAGATGAAAGAGGTTGAGGACCTCGACAACAAATGGGAAGAAATTACAAAAGCAAATGCAAATATAAATGCATTGAAGGACAAAACAAAAGTTACAGATATAGAAGGGAAATCAATAGATATAAAGGGGGCGAAAGTGGTGGATGATATTGCAAAGGTTATTAAAGATGATGATGCAAAAATCTATGAAAATGCATGGGCTAAATATATTCTAGGCAAGAAGTTAGACGCCAAAGAGCAGGAAATATTCGATAGGGTAAATGCAGAATTCAATAACGCTAACGCTTATACGCATGATACTTCTAATACTTCTATATTGATTCCCGAAACAGTAGTGGCTGGTATTTGGAAAAGAGCTGCAGAAATGTATCCACTCCTTGGCGATGTAAGAAAATTTAATGTAAGAGGAACTTTAACATTAAAGAAGCATACTGGAATTGCTGCCGGAGATGCCAAGTTCTATGATGAAGAAACTACAACGGAAGATGAAAAAAATATATTTGCTGAAATAACTTTAAGCGGTTGCGAGTTAGCAAAGGCAATTACTATTACCTGGAAACTGAGAAGCATGGCCATGGAAGAATTTATCCCATTCATACAAAACGAATTAGCAGAAAGGATTGGGGCTGCTTTAGGAACTGCAATTGCACAAGGAGCAGGGCCAAGCTCAAATCCGAGGGAACCAGAAGGAATTGAAACTGCATTGTTAGCTGAAGCAGGAACACCGCAAGTCGTAACGTATGATGATTCTGTATCATCAACAGATAAATTGACCTACGACAAAATAACTGAAGCAATCGCAAAAATCCACTCTTCCTACTTAAATGGATCATCTATCTACGCAAATAATGCAACTATCTGGACTAAACTGGCCACATTGAAGGATAATGAAGGCAGGCCATTATTTATTCCGGATGTAACCTCGGGTGGTGTAGGGCGTATGTTCGGTATGGTGGTAAAACCTGATGCAGGCGTAAGCGCCGGGAGCATAATAATTGGAAATGCCTACGAGGGTTACATCATGAATACTAATGAGCCCATGAGCATAGCCACAGAAGAGCATGTCAAAACAAGAACAGTAGACTATGCTGCTTATACTATAGTAGATGGTGCTGTGGTAGATACTAAGGCCTTTGCATTGATAAAAGAAGAAGTGGCGGGAGGTGGAGGTGCATAAAGCCGGCGATGAATTCTTTTCAAATGAACAAAAGAGAATCATAAACTTATTAGAAAGAGGATTGATAGAGAGGGTTGAAGAGCCCTCTCTTAATTCTCTTACAAAGAAGGAAATTATGCAGTTATTAGACGAAAAGGGGATTGAGTATAATGCAAAGGCGAAAAAAGAGGAATTAATCGAACTGCTACAAGGCGGTGGTTAAATGGCTTTTTTGAATGATGTGAAAGATGCCCTTAGAGTGAATGGTAACACTCTCGACACCGAGATACAAGACCTTATTGATGCTGCCAAGACAGATTTGCTGCTTTCGGGAGTGCATCCACAAAAAATAAATGATTCCGATCCGCTTATAAAAAGAGCTATCATCGTTTACTGCAAGGCTAATTTTGGATACGAAGATCCGGTTATGGCTGAAAGATTTCAAAAATCATATGATAGCCTTAAATACCATTTGACACTCTCAGCAGAATATACCGAGGTGGCGGAGCCATGAGAGCCGACATGCGAAATAAAATAACCATATTGGCACTACAACCAGGATATGACCCAGAGGGAGAGCCAATCAATGATTGGCAACCTGTGGACGGATTAACCAACCTTTGGGCAAGCAAGGAGCCACTGTTGGGCAATGAATTTTTCGCAGCAGAGCAGACTCAAAGCAAAGTAGAAGTGAAATTCCGCACAAGATATATTTCAGGGATAACGAACGAGATGCGAGTGCAGGACGAAGAAGGCATATATGAGATTCTGTCAGTCATTAATGTCAAAAATCTCAACCGGGATTTGCTCATGTATTGTAAGAAGGTGAAGTGATGCCCAACAAAGTCAAATTCAAAATCGAAGGCATGAAAGAGCTTGAAAAAACAATACGAAAACTGGGCAAACTTCCCCAAAAATGCGTAACTAAAGCAGCAAAAAAAGGAGCACAAATAGCA